TACTATTATTCGAAACGGACAAGGTCCTTTACCAACAGAACCATGGGTCCCAACTACTGAAAATGTAGGTAATGATATGTCATCTATTTACTTAACCTCTACTCAGCAAATTAGTAGATTTACTCTCGCAAGTAATATAGTAGATTCATACAATAAACTTCCATCTACAGATATTCCAACAGGTGTAGGATCCTATTCAGATAAACAAATAATTCTAAACTCAGGAAGATTAGTATTTAATGCTAACAAAGATAGTATCATATTAAGCTCTGAAAAATCCATACATTTATCATCAGATACTACTATTAATATGGATGGTGGTACTCAAATTATTTTAGCCTCTCCCTTAGTCCGTTTAGGCATCACCAGTGGAACCGATGGAATGAACATTCAACCCCCAGTATTAGGAGATAATTTAAATATTTTATTACAAGAATTATCTACTTTTATGGATACGTTAAATATAGCTTTTAAAAATGCTGCTGATTCATTTGGGGCTCCAATAGCCTCATTAAATGCTATTTCTTGTGATGCTGAGGATATATCAATATCTATTAATAATTTTATTAAAGATAAAAAATTGTTATCTAAAAATGTTAAAATTTCTTAATTATGCCTAATGATTACTCAGGAACTCTACTATCAGACACTGGAGCTCCTTTAAAAGATGTAGAAGTTAAAATCCGATACACTAACCCCTCAGGACAAAGTATATTAACAACTGTTAAAACTGGGGGGGATGGTACTTGGAGAAATTCATTACCTAATGGAATTGATCCTTCAACTGTAACTATAACTTTTGTAAGAACAGGATTTAGTTCTTTTACTATTAAAAATCCTAAACCTACAGAAACTTTTACTTTTCCACCCTCACAAATTGATCAATATAGAGGAGGTACTCTTAATTTTAATGCAGGATTTGAAAGTGGAAAATATTTAGTTTCCTCATTAGATTCATATGATCAAGGCTTATTAAATTATGAATTAGCCAACATAGTGAAGTTTTTTAATGCATACTCTGGGTCATACACTGCTATTAAAATAACTGCCTCAGAATCTGAGATACCTAACTATGATAGAGAACCTTCTGCATCTAATGGTACTGCTAATCCTAATTTTGGAAAATCGTTAAACCAAAAAGTTTTATCTACATATCGAGCTGATAATTTATCAACATATATACAAAAATACTTTACAGATAATGGACAACCTGCCCCTGTAATAAATAAAAATCCAATAGTATCCAAAGCCCCTACACCTCTCCCCTCACCTTTCCCAGCACGAGATACTCCTGCATACCAAGATGTTTTAAGTAAATATAAACAATATCAATATGTAAAAATATCCGCTATTCTTACTGGTCCACCATGTGTAGAAGTACCTTTTAATGGCACTCAATTTGGAAAAGTTGACATCTCTAAACCCCCAGGGGCAAAAACAATTTCTCTTAATGCTTTTACTTTTCCTGACAGATTTGGGTTTAGTGCTACTGGGCAACCCGCAGATGTAGTATATGATGATGTTTTTTATCAAGAACCAAAAGCTGTTGGAAGTCTTCTTTCTTGGGGATTTTTTGCATATTTAAAAATGGGTAAAACCCCTAACCCTCCATTTCCTAATCAAAGTGAATTTGGTAATAAACCTTATAGAACGCTAGTTGCAACTAAAGATGTGTATGCAAGTTTATTAGCAGATTGGTTTATACAAAGAGATGGCACTGTAAACTCTACTACTCCGGGTGTTATAGGTGTAGAAATTTCCAACTGGAATAAACAACGAGTTGGCCCATCATTCAGTATTAACCCACGTGATGCTAAAGCTAATCTAGACTATATGTTTGATGTCATTCCTAAATTTAGAATAGATACTACTCCCTCCAATGGCTCTACTATTACTGCTACGGAGTATGAGAAACTAGAGACAAAGGTTTATAGTTATACTATTCTTAGAGCCCCTAGAGTCTATGATATTAGTAATATCCCTGATTTTGGAACATTTTCTATATACTACCAAGCCGGAAATCTAATAGCCCCTTCAGTATTTGGATACAAAATATGCTCTGATTAATTTTAGATTATGCCAAGAAAAATACTTACTATAAAAGACCAATCCACTTCAGTCCCATTACCTGGGTCTACGGTTTTTAGTACTTCTCAAATTGAAAATGATGGAGTGCTTACTTTAGTTGGACATGCTGATGTAAATGGTAATGTGCTCATCAACACAGATGATCCTCTTGAATATATTATTACAGCCCTTTACTTAACAGAAGATAATCTTCAACTCCAAGTCCCAAATACTACTGCACCTAGTGATTTTCAATCATTCCAAAATGTTGTTAACAATACCCCTTCCACACCCGGTACTACTACTATTATTACTGATCCTACAGTAATAGCTCAACAAAATGCTACTGCTAATATTGCCGCTGGGTCTTTTACTATTGCAAAAATTAGTTATTATGAACTAGAAGTATATTTAACCCAACCACCATATAACCAAAATCAAGGATCCATAGCACGAATATCACCTGCAGATCTTACTAACTTCCCAGATGATTACAAAACCATACTCTTACAATTAACCCCAGAAGCCCGCGCTTCTCAATATTGGCCTACAGATACTCAAGTAAGGGGTATAGCAATAGTTAATTTACCTTTATCTAACTCTGTTACGGGAATACCTCGTATTACTTTAGCACCTGAACCTGATGTTAAAGCTACTTCTGCTTCTCAACTCAATAATGAATTAAAAACTGAGAATAATAAAACTTTAGATAGAACATTAAAATCAACACTTTCACCCCAAGCCAGGTTAGTTAATATTTTTAATGCTCAAAAAACTAAAATTAGAAGGAAAATTATTCCTTTTTTAATGACTTTGTTATTACCATTTGGAGCAGCAGTAGTACAAGGCGTTTTAGCTAAGTTACCTTTAAGTACTTTAAAAGATCTAGCATCTTGCCCTAATAGAGCTAAATTATTACAACTTATAGAAAAACGTAATAAGTTAGTAAGGCAAATTAATACTATATATAAAACTATAACTACTTTATCTAAAATAGCTGGGGGCTTTAGTCTTGCTGTTTCATCCATACGTATCGGAATTCTAGCTGCAACTTTTCTACCACTCCCTGCTCCTCCAGCTGTCCCTGTAGGTTTAGCTAAAGTTGAAGAATTAGCAAAGAAATTTAATGTAGTATTAAATGTTGCTACTGTAGCTTTAGCTACTATAGGTACTTTATTAGGTGTAGTATTAATAATTTTAAAATCATTAGATGCTCTTATGCTTCAATGTGCTGAAGATCCTAATTACAATACCCCACCTGATGAACCATTACCCGCAGATCCTGCAGATATTAAACTCCCTATACCTTTTGAAGAAATTAATGTTGAATTAACTAATTTTATTAATGAATCAACTGGGTTAAATAATAGTAATGTAATACAAGCAACCCAAGAAAATAATATCTATAAAGGATTTACTTTAGAATTAAAATTAGATGCAACCTCTAATTCATCTTACCCAAGACGTTTTGCTCAAGCAGTCAACCGACAAGGTATACCAGTACTAAAAACCGATTCTTCATTTGCATCAGACCCACAAGTACTTTTGGACCAACTAAAATTTATCATAGATTCAAACCCCCAGTTAACAGCTGAATAATCAAATATTTATAACCATGAAAACAGATATGTTAAAAAAGTTAATTAAAGAAGCAGTTCGTGAAGCAATCCAAGAAGAAATTAAAGATATTCTCCTTGAGGCAGTACGTTCTCCTAAAACTGTAGTTAATGAAAATGCTAACCCTATTCCTTACTCTACAACAACTCATATAAATCCAGATATTAAACGTAACTTACGTAGTATGATTGGTGGTGAATTTGACGCTACTATAACAGCTAATTCATCACATGCTCAATCTGCCTATACTCCTCCTCCTGTTAGTACAATAGGTGAAGGCTCAAGCCTACCAGGTGGTGAAGTAAGTTTAAATCAAATAATGGGATTAATGACTAAATAATGGCAATTAGAATAGCAAACCAAAACCCTTTAGATCTAAACCAGCGAGTTGCTGTTGGGGTATCTATTCCTTTTAATGGAGGTGCTACTAATACTGGCACTCCACTATATACTGGGTCTGGGTTTAACCCATCATTAACCACAGGAACCTCAGTATTTACTTCAACATATACAACAATTGATCAAGTTAAATCAAACATGATTAATTTTTTATTGACTAATAAAGGTGAACGAGTTCTTAACCCTGGATTTGGTTCTAATCTACAAAACCAATTATTTGAGAATATAACTGATGAATATTTAAAAGGCTTAGAAATTAAAATAAGTAATGATCTTTCATCAAACTTTCCTGCAGTTAAAATAAATGGAGTATCTTTAATTCCTATATACGATGAAAACGTTATACAATTATCCATAAATTATTCATACTTGGGAAATACTCCTGAAAATCTTCAAATTACATTATAATGGCAACTGAAAATAAAGATATAAAATATATAAATAAAGATTTTGGGGAATTAAGAAATGCCCTGATTGAGTATACTAAAACATACTTCCCCAGTACATATAATGACTTTTCACCTTCATCCCCAGGGATGTTGTTTTTAGAGATGTCGGCATATGTTGGTGATGTAATGTCGTTTTATCTTGATAATCAAATTCAAGAAAATTTTGTTCAATTTGCAAGACAACAAAATAATTTATATACTTTAGCATACATGTTAGGTTATAGACCTAAAGTAACAGGTGTAGCATTGGCTGCCATTGATATTTACCAACAAGTTCCTGCTAAATTAACTCTAACAGGCACTTGGGTTCCTGATTTTGAATTTGCCGTACAAATAGCAGCTAATACTACTTTAGCTTCTAATTTAAATGGAGCCACAGGCTTTATCATGCAAGATCCTGTAGATTTTACCTTCTCCAGCTCAGCTGACCCTACTCAAATTACAATTTATAGTACAGCTGGTGGTGTCCCTGAATTTTTTCTACTTAAAAAAACTCGAAATGCTATTTCGGCTAATGTAACTTCTGTTGATTTTTCATTTGGGTCTCCTGAGCGTTTTCAAACTGTAGAAATTAATGATGCTAATATAATACAAGTATTAGATATAGTAGACAGTGATAATAACGAGTGGTATGAAGTACCTTATCTTGCTCAAGCAACCATATATGACACTATAACTAATACTAACCCTAATGATTCAGGTGAAACACCATATCTATTACAATTGTTAGAAGTTTCAAGAAGATTTGTTTCAAGATTTACTTCTCCTACAACCCTTCAAATTCAATTTGGTGCAGGAACTAATACTTCTACATTTGATGCTCAAATCATTCCTAACCCTACAAATGTAGGGTTAAATTCTGTTTTTTCCACCAACCAACGCTTAACCACAGCTTATGACCCTGCTAATTTTTTATATACAGGTACTTATGGTATTGCTCCAAGCAATACAACTTTAACAGTAAGATATTTAACTGGTGGGGGAGTAGCAGCCAATGTACCTGCTAATTCAATTACTTCAATTGTTAACACTACTAATATCACTATTGCTGCTGTTGGTTTAGATCCTACTCTCCGAGAAAGAGTTCTTGGATCAGTAGCAATTACTAACCCTTTAGCAGCTACTGGAGGCAAAGATGGGGATACTACCGATGAATTAAGATTTAATTCTTTAGCAGCATTTGGCACCCAATTAAGAACAGTAACCCAGGATGATTATTTAATTAGAGCTTTAAGTCTACCCTCACAGTATGGTTCAATAGCTAAAATATATCTTGAACCTGAAAAATTAGAAAACATTCTTCCTGGGGAAGCCCCTTCTACATTGGATCTTTATGTTTTATCTTATGATGCTAACAAAAAACTTAAACCCGCTTCAGATTCTTTAAAACAAAATTTAAAAACATATTTATCCCAATATAGAATGATTAATGATACTATCCGAATTAGAGATGGGTATACTATTAATATTGGAGTAGATTTTGATATTATAGTTCTCCCTGAGTATAATAACAGTGAAGTATTAATTAGTTGTATTGAATCTTTAAAAAGTTATTTTGAAATTGATAAATGGCAAATGAATGAGCCTATTGTATTAAGAGATTTATATGTTATGCTTGATAGATTAGATGGTGTTCAAACCGTTAAAACTATTAATATAACTAATAAAGTAGGCATATCTGCTGGATACTCCCCATTCGCTTATGATATTGCAGGTGCAACCCAAAATAATACAATTTATCCTTCATTAGATCCAATGATTTTTGAGATTAAATACCCTGACTCTGATATTAAAGGACGTATAGTGTCTTTGTAATTCTTATATTTATAATAAAAAATGGCTGTTTATAAACTATTTCCTGTTAAAGATGCTACTATTTACTCACTTTACCCTAATAAAAATACAGGGTTAGATGAAGTAATAGAAACTACTACTTTAGTAAATAATTTATCTTCTTACCCCCAAGCTAGTAGATTTTTAATTCAATTTGATTCCAATGAAATTACAGATCTTATTAATAATAAAATTAGTGGATCCCAATGGCAAGCTAATTTTAGAGGATTTGCTGCCAACCTAGAAGGACTTAGCACTACTACTATTCTTGAATTCTACCCAGTATCTGATTCTTGGAATATGGGTACAGGTAAATATAACTATAATCCTGAAATTGAAAATGGGGTTAGCTGGACTTGGAGATCTTATTCGGGGAGTAATGCTTGGACTACTAGTGGTTTTCCATTATTTGTAACAGCATCTTATGGTAATGAAATTGGAGGTGGTACATGGTATGTAAGTTCTTCTAACACTACAGTTTTACCTATATATTCTACTCAAAGCTTTACCTACAAAGATTCAGGTGACATTGATACTAATGTTACTAATATGGTTAAGGCATGGTATAGTGGAGCTATAGCTAATAACGGAATTATAGCTAAACAAGCTATTGAGTTTATCAATAATGAAGATTATCAATCTAAAATTCAATTCTTTTCCTCAGATACCCATACTATATACCCACCACAATTAGAATTTAGATGGAGAGATTACACGTTTAATACTGGTTCTTCTGTCATTACTAAATTGTCTACAACAATTGCTACTGTATCTGTAGATAATAACATTGGTGTTTTTTACCCTGAAAGTGTAAACATATTTAGAGTTAATAGCAGACCAACCTACCCACCTAGAACATTCCAGACATCATCTTATTATACACAAAATTACTATTTGCCTACTTCTTCATATTTTTCAATAAAAGACTTGGATACTAATGAAGTTGTTGTAGATTACGATGACCAATATACTCAATTAAGTGTTGATGGGCAAGGCAGTTATTTTACACTTTATATGAATGGTTTAGAACCTGAACGATATTATAAAATACTTATTAAAAGTATTATAGATGGTTCAACAATAATTTTTGATAATAATTATTATTTTAAAGTAGTTAATGGCTAATTATCCGCTAAATAAAACAGTTTTTAATAAACAAAACTATGAAAATACTATTGATACCTCCTTTTCCCAAGTATCAGTACCGCCACCTCCTTTAGCAGATACTATAACTGTAGGGGAGTTTTTTGAATTATATAATACTTTATTTTACGATATTCCTACTAATGGAAATACCAATTCACATGAATATTTAGTTAGAACTAGTGGTGATTACATTGGTTTTGAACAAACTAATGAAGAAATTCAACTTTTATTAGACGAAATAACTACTCTAAGACAAGATTTACTTGCAGCCAACCAACAATTAATTTCATTACAAGCCTCACCTAGTACTAACCAACCCAATATTAATTCCTAATGGCAGCAATAGTAACCCCCTTAGATCCAACCAACCTAGAAATCCAATTCTACTCAGACCAGGATTTAAGTTTACTTTCTACTGAACCTTCTCCTTCTACATTTAATCCTTCAATACATTATGTAGAATATACTATTCAATCTTTAGATGGATCTTATACTCTTACTAATCATAATTTTGATGGTTACCAAGTTATAGCGGATACGGTTTCTGATGCTTCTGGTTTTTCTACAACATATGAAATTAGTTTAGATCCTGAAAAAAATCTACTTAATGCTGGATTTTCTCAAGGGTCATATAATGTTATATATAATTTTTTAAGTAATGAACTTGGTTCATCTTTTGATGCTCAAAATTATTTTATAAAAAGTTTATCTCCTGACAGGACTGAAGTAAGATTAGCTTCGAATACCCTATTAAACTTTGAAATTGAGAGCGCAGTAAATCAATTCAAAAACCAATCAGCAACACTAACCTACTTCCAGGATTTCTATTTAAATTTTGGAGATAACGAGTTAGTTATAGCTAACAATATTTTACTTGATAAAACAAATACACAATATGAGGTATTAATTAATTTATATGAATCTTTACCTCCTCAATTTAACCTAAAAGATACATTATGGATTGTTACTAAAGTTGCAGATTCATTAGCTTTTAATGTTGAATTTGAATTTTTACCTGTTACCCCTAGATTAACTAATCCTACACTTAAAGGTCCAAATTTAAATCTTCCTTTAAAAGATAGAATCAATAATTCAACTAATTATTTTAATTACGAACAGTTATTAACAACAGGATTTGTATCTTCATATGATCAAATTCTTTCATATTTAGCTGAAAAAGGTATAGAAATAGGAATTGATTATGCTGATTTTTCAAGTTTTGTTCATTTTTCTTCTGCTGTATCAAGAGTTGAAAACTTTTTATATAAAGTCCAACTTATTGAACAATATAGTTCAAGTTTGAATATTATTAATTCTACTACAAATACATCTATAACTTCTAGTGCTTTATATTATAGTGATAAAATTACAAACATAATTAAAAATTTTGATGGATTTGAGTATTATTTGTATTTTGAAACAGGTTCAATTACGTACCCTAAAAGCACAGTTACCCCACCTTATACTTTAGTAACTAGCAGTGATGCTTCTGTCACTACTTGGTATGAAGGATTATTAAGTACTGCTTTAGATTATGATCAAAATAACCAAGACTATTTAATAAATACTATACCTTCATATTTAAGGGATGATCCTCAAAATGAACCATATAAAACATTTGTTGACATGATTGGTCAACATTATGATAATATATGGGTATATTATAAGGATGTAACTAATAGATATAGTGGTGATAATCGTTTAGAATATGGTATATCTAAAGATTTAGTAGCTGATGCTGTTAGATCATTTGGATTAAAAATTTATCAAAATAATTTTTCTGTTAGTGATTTATTCAATGCTTTTACTGGATTTAATCAAGGAAGCTACTTACGATCCACCACCCCAGACCCTCTCCCAAATAGTGGAGTAGGTTTTGATGGGGAAAAAATTACAATATACCAAACTGCATCGAGAGAATCACTTTATACTCCATTAGATGATGTTAATAAGGAAATGTATAAACGTATTTATCATAATTTACCTTATTTATTAAAATCTAAAGGAACAGTAGCTGGTTTGCAAAACATTATTAAAATGTATGGAATACGTAGTGCTGTTTTGCCTGTAAATGAATTAGGAGGAAACTACACTAACACTATCCCTAGAACAGGAATACGAGATATTATAAATGATAGAATTTTAATTCTTTCATCAAGTGTTATGTCTGCTTCTTTACCTAACATAAATGCTGAGTATACCCAAGAAGCATATACCCTATCACCTTTTAGAGGTATAGAGCAAGTCCCCCCATCTACTGCTAGTGTATCTCCTGATATTAGTTCTTTAGAGGTTGCTTTTTCACCTCAAGACCGAACAGATACTATTATTAAAAATAATCTAGGATATTTTGATATAGGAACATACATTGGAGACCCAAGACAAACCTTTTACCCCTACTACCCAGACTTAGGAACTTATGCCGATACATTTTTTAGCCCAGCAAATGGATGGATAGCACAACAACCTTATTATTTCCCAATAAATTATATTCGTTTAATTAAATACTTTGATAATTCATTATTTAAAATGATCAAAGACTTTGTTCCTGCAAGAACAAACTTAAAATCAGGTATTGTTATTAAACAACATTTATTAGAACGAAGTAAAATTATACAACCACAAGTTACTAGCAGTAACAATTATTATAGTGGTTCTATAACTTCTGGATTTATTACTGGAAGTACAGGAGGTACTTTTAATGATTATAACTCATTAACACCTCGTTTAAATAATACTCAATCGTGGAATGAAAGAGTTGTAACTCCTTTAGGTATAGTTCAATTAAGACATAGTGATCAAGCTGAATTTTATAATGGTGAATTACCATATACTCCAACTAGTAGTAATAGTATAATAGCTTCTAATGGTGAATTAGATGAAGGTAATATATTTAAGTATCCTAATACTACTCGATTCTTATATGATGTATACCAATTTAATACCCCTACAAATGGTAGTGCTATGTCCCTCAATACTTTCCTCAACACTATATCCCCAGGCCCTGGAGAAATATTATTATGGTATGAGCGAACCTCGGCTAATGGTGTAGGATTTAGGTATGCTAAAATATCTATAGTAAGTAAAAATCTTCTTCCTACCTCAAATTACCTTCAACAAGTTAATGGATTTACTATATATTATGGGGTAGGTCAAACAGTTACTGGAGCTACAGCTTTAGATTTTTTTAATGCATCACCGGCTGCTGTTCCCGCAGAAGATTACTATACACTTGAGTTAGGCACCCCACGACAAGATGACTGGTCACTCTTAGCTCTTTACTCCAATCGCACCGTAGCATTCTCCCCAGACTATGTAGGTTTTGAATATAATGACTATAATGCAACTTTAAACAATTCTGAAAATATTAGGACTTCAGATTTTTATGTATCCCCAAGTTATAATTCAGGAATTACAATTCCAACTAATTTCTTAGATATCATGAGTGGATCAGGAACTGCAGCCGATGCTCAAGATTCTAATTATGCATCAACAGCTTGGTCTAGAATAAGATATAATGGATCTCAATATAACTCATTTACCCTCCCCGGAACTGATATTGATTATAATTATAACGATGGGATTAGCCTTCCTAATATATTAGATTTAGCTGAAGGAACATTTAATAGTTTATCTACTGATATTAGTGGATATAATACTCTCCCGGCTGCTGAGCAAAATCAGACATATTTTGTGTATTTCCAAGCGGTGAATAGTCTTAAACCTACAATTATAGGTGAATCAACATTTCTTATTAAATATTTAATTGATTCTCAAGGAAATTCTTATATACCTAAAACTGGAGATGATAGAGATCAAATTGTTTTAAATAATTTAACTAATAATTTTGAAATAGGTAAACCCGCGTCTGTTAAATTACTTACCCCTGATCCGCTAGGTTTGGTTAATTCTAGTGATGCTGCTTTAGTAGGAACATATGATGTAACAGGAATAGGAAGACTAGAAAAAATTCTAGTCACAGAAACAGGATCATCCCCAGGAGCGTATCTCCCTACTATGAGTTTTGTTTCCCTTAATAACACCCAATTATATAATACCACCCCAGACTATACATTCTATGCTGTTGCAAATACTGAAGGTTATAATGAATCTTTTGAGTATGAGGCTACTAAAGTTTTTCCTGTAACTGCTTCTAGTGCAACTCGAAATCCATTAGGAGATTATGATACTGCTACATCTACTTATACTTTTTCTACTTCAACTGGAGATTACGCTAATAGAGTTAAAATAAATTTAACCACTCAAATTCGAATTCGAATTGTAAATAACTTTGCTAACCCCGACTACCCAGATGGATACCCGGGTAATCTACCAGTAACAGTAGCAATTAGAAAAAATAACCAAATTATAGGAGGTCAAAGCCAAATTTTTAATTTTTCTACAAACTATCAACAGAATACACGAACTATTGAGAAAACTTTTAATATTTCTACAACATTTTCAGAATTTGAAGATGGAGACGAAATTACAGCTACAATGACTATTCTTAATATTCCTTCTGGATTTCTTTTTGATGGTTCTAAAATGAGTCTATTTGTCCCATCAGTTACTTTCTTTTCAACCCCTGAATACAACCCAGGCCCACGTGTTGTTTCATCTCCATATTGGACCATAGGAGAATATTTAACAGGAAGCAATAACTCTAGTATTTTAACCTCCTCAGCTACATTATATAGCGTCTACTCCCCAACATTTAAACAAGATTTAGCAAGCTCAATTATCACACCAGAAGATTTTAGTATATTTGAAACAATTCGAGATGATTTTGAATTTAATCTTTCTTCTTTCCCAAGTAATACTCCATTCCAACTCCAAACTGGTGATAAAATTAGATTTGAATATAACCCAGATAATCTACATACTATAACTAATATTAATGAAGGATCATCTTTATATTTAACAGTTACCCCCCCTGTTCCTACAGGATCGATGTTAGATCATTTTATTATTTATAGATTAATAAATGATGGTATGTATATTAATTTAAAAGTAGACACTGCTTTAGAATCTAATGTGTACACAGGTATAATTCAACCTAAATTTGTTAGTAAAGAATTAACTGATAGTTATGATAGTACAATAGCGAAATTAAGTCAACAAGATTTAATATCATAATATTTATAATAAAAAAATAATATAAAAAATGGGATTTCTTAATAATTCAATAGTTACAGTAGACGCTATCTTAACAAGAAAAGGCAGAGAATTGTTAGCCAAAAACGATGGTTCTTTTAGAATTACACAATTTGCTTTAGCAGATGATGAAATTGATTACACAATGTATAATCCTAATCACCCTGAAGGATCTGCTTTTTATGGTCAAGCAATTGATGGTATGCCTTTATTAGAAGCATTCCCTGATGAGACACAAGCAATGAAATATTTGCTTACTACTCTCCCCAGAGGCACTTCTAAACTCCCAATATTAGACCTTGGCTATACAGTTATTACTTTAAATCAAGGTGCTACACTTTCTATTAGTCCTCAAACATTAAATTATTTGGGTGGAACTCAAACTCGTGAATCTTCTGGTTATAGCGCGACTATAGCTGATGTAAGATTAATGAGCGCGTTCAATGGTGTAGGTATTAATACAACTCAAGCTAACGCGTTAAATTCAACAACTACTCTTGGAACTAACGTGTCTAAAACTGTAGTTGGTACTACCATTAATCTAGCCGCTACTACAATTAATATTTTATTTCCAAGTGGAGTAACTCAAATTTCAACTACATTAACAGTAGTAGGTAGAGACAGTGGAGCTAGAATTACAGTTCCGGTCCAAATTAATAAAAATTCTTAATTAAAAAATTAACAATAAATGTCATTTAAAAGATTTGACCCTGAAGATTTTATAGTCAGTGCCGACTCAATTGTAGGACCTGCTTGGTCTACTAATAGTGCTTCCCTTAACATAATTTATTTCTCTCCAGCCCAAAGATCAGGCCCTAGTGGAGATTACTATGTAAGTGCATATCAATCTGATCCTGCTTCTTCTGCAACAGCTACCCCTCAATTTAATGTAGCTTATGGAGATGTTGATGGATACGGAACAGTACGCTACTACTCTTCAGTTACTAGTAATTCACCTTCTCGAACTATTTATGGGCAATTTAGAAATTTAATTTATGGTGATGAAAATGCTACTTTTAATTTTGGAGGAGTAGAACAACCTAATTTTTATGTTGTGTCTTTAGCTCGTACTCGTTATAAACAAACTATATTTCCTGGAAGTTTGAACCTACGACTTGAAAATAATGCCGCCCTTTCATTAACTGACAATAGCCGAGATGTAACTACAGTTACTTATCTAGATTGTGGCAGAGCATTTGAACTAGTATCAGGCAGTAATGGCAGTGGAGTTACAAATGCAGCTAGAGGTGGCACCCAGGGAGCATTTGGTTATCTTCTCCCTGATATAGGAGTTATATTATTTAATCCTGGAGCTATACAAGAATATACTGGTTTTGTAACGGGTCGAGACCCTAATACTGATGAGGATAATGCGTTTAATTTTGCAAATCTTTGTTTAAGTGATACGGGGGATTGTTCTTTTGGAATACTTAGCCAAGAAACAGTAACATCTGATTTTGTATTTGTACGAGCTAGAAACGCTGAATTTAATTACTCTGAGAATCCAAGTTTTATCTCAGGAAGTACAGGAGCTATTATTTTTGATAATTTTATCCAAAATCCTCAAACATATATCACATCAGTAGGAATGTATAATGATAATAATGAGCTATTAGCTGTTGCTAAATTATCAAAACCACTTAAAAAAGATTTTACTAAAGAAGCTTTAATACGTGTTAAATTAGATTTCTAAATGAATGGGTGCTTTCAAATCTCTTACTTCACAGGATGTTATTGTAACACCTTTAGTTACACATAAAAATTTTACTTTTAATGGGAATGCAGCTTGGGATGCTGCTGATATTCAAAAATGTGCTGGTGCAAATATCCCTGTAGATGATGAACAAAATATAGAGTATGGGGGGTTTATTGTTTCTGATTATCAAAACTATACTCTTACTGAAGTATATCGCACTGTAAGACAATTATATTATTCAAATCAAGTCCCTAATCCTGAAGGAGAAACCATTCAAACTGATATGAATGGAAACATTATTGAGGGAGGAGCAACTTTAAATGTACATAGTCGATTTGATAATTTTTTAGAAACTACCTTATATCAACCCCGATTTATTCGTTCTGGGTCTTTCTCCGATGCCGACTTAACAAGTTTATATGTAATTTCTATCCCTAGTACATTATATGGTGATTATATAAACCCCACTAGTTTTTTATGCACAAACATTGCAACAAATAATTATGGAACCATCAGTGTGCGAGATAATGGAGAAGGGGGATTAATAATTGCTAATGGAGCATTTGCTGGGCGATTTGTAGGAATTATTAATTATGCTCATGGAATAGCAGTATTTCCTGATTTTGCTTTTGATGAATCTATATTTGGTTGGTGGCTTACTAGTATGAATTTAAGTTTTCAAAGCTCTAAAGTTATATATGAAACTCAATACAAATGTACTCTTAGAGAAAATGAATTTAATTACTCATTAAATCCAACTATGTTTTTAACTAAAGGATTTATTAGTCCTATGAATAGTAGTACTGTAGATACTAGTGGAGAAGCATTAAAATTTGTAACCGGATCTTCTTTTTCTCCATATATAACATCTGTTGGATTATATGATGATGATCAACAATTATTAGCAGTAGCCAAATTATCACAACCTATCCCTACCAGCCGAACCACAGATATGACAATAGTAGTAAATTTAGACAGATAAAATTATGGCTTTAACTAGAATAGATCCCTTAGATTTTACCTCAGAAGTTATTTCTACTTCAACATCATGTTGGAGAGATGCTAATAATAATCCTCTTAATTCTATAAATAACTCCACCCCAGGAGTAGGTTCTGAAACTATTTATTCCGGCATGGTTAATAGATATATAGGTAATATAGCTAATGTGCAATATAGCACAGCAGTTGCTGATAAAAATGGCTCAAATACATCTAAAGCCCTATATGGTAAGTTACGCAACATAATCTTAGGAGACGTACAAGCCGAATTTTTTTGGAATGGATCATCCCAACCAACTTTTAACATAATATCAGTAGCTAGAAATAAATATAAAAGCGCCCTACTGCCTGGAAGTTTGAGAGTAGGAGCATATACTGATAATAGCAATATGGAACCCCCACAATTGTTTAATGGCGGAAGAGCTTACAGATTAGTTCTAGGCTCAGCCCCAGGTGGAGCATTCACATATGGAGTAGGCACAGGAGATTATGGATATGTCTTCCCAGATATAGGTATTATTATTGCTTCGGTTAACCTTAGTACCCAGGCAGCAACTCAATTTATCCTTTTTTATGAAGACTTTACCCCCCTTAATTCAGTCTTTATCAGAGCTCGAAACCTAGAATATAACTACCCAGCCAACCCAAGTTTCATTTCAGGTAGTTCAGGTATTATAATACATCCTGAGTGGTATGAAAACCCACAAGCATATGTTACTACAATTGGTTTATATAATGATAATAATGAGCTGTTAGCAACTGCCAAACTCCCTAGACCATATAATAAAAACTTTAATAATGAAGCTTTATTTCAAGTAAATTTAAATTTTTAAAACATGAATAACTGGTTTTGCTATGAAAACGCTCAAATTAAAGAATTTAAATCTATAGAGGATTTTCCACAAGATAGCTTTGGATTTATTTATAGGATCACAAATAAAATAACAGGTAAGTTTTATATTGGCAAAAAAAGTCTTTATCATAATATAAAGAAAAAACTTACTAAAGCTGAACTGTCCGAACAATCAGGTCCTGGTCGTAAAGCGACAACTAAAAAAATACATAAGGAATCTGATTGGGCTACATATTGGGGCTCTAATAAAGAAATATCAGCCGAAATAAAACTAAACGGCAATCTAGCATTCCAAAGAGACATTATTAAAATAGTTAATACTAAAAAAGAATTAACCTACTGGGAAGTACATTACCAATGTCAATATAATGTTTTACTTGTGAATAGCTATAACGACAACATATTAGGAAAGTTTTATAAAAAAGACTTTGTTTCTTAAATTTCCTTTCGTATCTTATAGGGATGGTAAACCAATTATTAGTAACCCTAGTAGATTCTATTTTAGGTAAAGGTAAAAATACCTCTAAAAACAATCGGGCATATACTTGTCCGTTTTGTAAACATCATAAACCTAAACTTGAGGTAAATATGGATACTAATGCTAAAGGTGATAATCCTTGGCATTGTTGGGTATGCAACACTAAAGGTAGAAAATTAACCCGTTTATTTAAACATCTAGAAGTTACCCCTGATAAACTCCAATCACTATATTCTTTAGTAGGTACTTCTAAATCAGACCACGTAGATGTTAATTTAGAGCAAGTTAAATTGCCTGAAGAGTTTATTTCACTAACGGATGTGACTGCTAATAATCTTATTGGTAGACGCGCGTTAGCTTACCTAAAACGCCGTGGTATTACTAAATATGATATCCTAAAATACAATATTGGTTATTGTGAACATGGACCATATTCTAATATGGTTGTTATACCTTCATATGATGAAAAAGGTAATTTAAATTATTTTACCTCTAGAGGATTTGAAGAATTTTCTAGATCCAAATATAAAAATCCAAATGTATCAAGAAACATTGTTCCATTTGAATTTTTTATAAACTGGAATGTACCCATTATTTTATGTGAGGGTCCATTTGATATGATGGCCATTAAACGTAATGTAATACCATTACTAGGCAAAAATATCCAGGACAAATTAAAGAAAAAACTAGTTACTTCACAGGTACAAAAAATATATATAGCATTAGATAAAGATGCTATTAAACAAGCTCTTTCATTTTGTGAGGATTTATTAAATGAAGGAAAAGAGGTTTATTTAGTAGAGTTAAAAGATAAAGATCCAAGTGAAATGGGTTTTGAAAACTTTACTAAACTAATTCAAACAACCCAACCATTAACATTCTCAAACTTATTTAAGAAAAAACTAGAATTGGTTTAGATTTGAGTATATTTATGATAAAATGAAAGAATGTTTAAAATGTAAAGAAATTAAAACATATGATGCTTATTATAAAAGCACACGACATAAAGATGGATATTTTAATATATGTAAAGTATGTAAACAAATAGAATATGATACTAAGAAAAAAGAAAAAATAAAATATCAAAATAACTATAATAATAAAAATAAGAATAAAATTAAAGAATATAATAAAACTTATCAAAAAGAATATTATTCTTTAAATAAAGAAAAAATACAAAAACGTACTCAAGAAAAAAAAGAAAAAATACAAAAATATAACAAAGAATACTATTATAATAATAAATCAAAGTATAATGATTATTCTAAACAAAAATACAAACAAGACCCTCAATTTAAATTAAAACAAATACTTAGATGTAGATTTTATGATCTTTTAAAGAAAAATCAAAAAGAAACATCTATTATAAGTT